ATGTATTTCCTAAGATATTTGATCCTGAAGATCCATTATACAAACAAATATAAACTTTAAAATCACTGTTGATTACATAGTAATTGCAATCATACAATCTTGCTGTCTGAGCATTCGGAGTTAAATTTGAAACACTATAGTCATGTCTATACATGTCATATCTAGTGTTAGATGTCCATGTAACTTTTCTTATAACTCTTCTTATATTTGCACTATTAATCTTTTTACCAAACAATGCAGTATTTCTATAGTGAGACAAATACTGAAAATTATCAATCGGACTTGGAGGAGATGATGGTGAATCATCCCATGTTGTAGATCTTCCAAACCCAATAGGATTTCCGGAACTTCCGGGATTTGATAATCCCAAAAATACGTAGTAAGAATTATTGGTATCCAGTACAGAATCTACAAAATTATTCGCATTAGCAATTCTAAATTGATCTGTTACTACAGCAGCCATATTACATAGTTTTTTAGATATTTATATGGATTCTATTAATCTAGTTTTTCGGGTAAAGATCCATTTTGTCTCAATCCCTCGTTTCTTCTCTGAATAGTTGGGAATGTGGTAAGACCAATATTTACAGTTTTGCCAGTAACTCCTATAGAAATTGGTGAAGAAGATCTAGTTATTGTAGTCATAAGTCCCCAAGAAAATTCTCCAACAAAGTCTCCACTCGTATCTATCCCACTCGTTATAGTTCCCGAATCAATATTGCAAGTTGCAATTCCATTTACACCATCTGTTGATAGTTGATGTACATAATAAATATTATCCAAAAATGTTGTTCCAATACCAACAACCGCAGAATCTCCACTATCTACAGAAATTACTCCAGATCCAACATGAGTATTCTTTACAAATATTGGATATCCTACTTCCAAATCATTCCCAAAGGTAGTATTCCTCTTAAGATTAAATTTAAGAGCTAATTGTCCACCATTAGTTGTTGCAGTAATTCCTGTTATAATTCCAGAGAATCCTTTAATTGATTCTATTTTAACAATATTTTCTATATTTTGATTTGGGGAAGAAACTATAACATTTGGATCTACTGTATATCCAAATCCTGGATTTGTTATATTAATTGGAGTAGTTAAAGATCCTCCACTACCGACAGTAACCGTTGCGGATGCGGTCGTACCAATACCTATTCCAATTTTAAACGGAGATTCAAATTTTACTTCAACTGTAGATCCAGTATATCCACTACCACCATTCAAAATTGTCAGAGAAGAAACAGTTCCTCCCACACCAATTGAAGCAGTAATATTTGCCGATAATAATTCTTTTTCATCGACTAAAATACCAGAAAATGTATATGGTGCAGAAAGATTATAAGTAAATAAATCTGGATCATCTACAAATAATCTGGTATCAGAATCACTAACATCCCCAATAATTTTTGCAGTTGGATAAACTTGAGATATTATTGATTCTCTTGTTTTATAAACAAGATCTCCATTTATAACCCTATCAGTTTTTTGTTTTGTCCATGACATTGGTTTATCATTTATCTCATCAATCCCCTGATCGGAATATGAATTGGTTTCAAACTTATCGGAGAAAGAAAGATCAAAAATAACTCTCTTATCCTGAGTAACAGTTTCGGAAATGTTATCATTTCTGAATACTTGAACATCATCACCCTTTTCTAGTGTGGGTAAAATATTTGTGACTAATAAATCATCCTCCCCTCTAGTTCCTCTATAGAAGAATATTGCGATATTATCCTCTGGTTTTGGTGCTGTTGTAAATGTAAATGAAGTACCTCCATCAAAATTATATGCTACTCCAGGATCTTGAATGACTCCATTCATAATGACAAGAATTAAATTGGAAAGATCCAAATCTGAAGTATCTTGCTTTTCAAAACTCAATAGAGATCCATTGTAAAATAGTGGAAATCTTACTCTAGAACCGTCTTGATAGTTTTTAATAGAGTCAATAAAATCAAATTCACCAAACTGCCAAGCACCAAAATTATCACTAAATGTATCCAAAACAGTGAATTCAAATTCGGAAATAGGTGAGGATAATCTACCATCAGTTACTAATCCAACTGGTTTGAATACATCTCCTTTTTTAAATGAATATCCAGATCTACTAATAGAGAAGTTGGAAACTTCAAAATAAGTAGATCCTATTCCAGTTGTGCTACTAGCACCAACTTCAATGTTAACTAATAATCCAATTCCTGTATCGGTTGTTGCTCCAACACCAATCCTCGAAACTCCAGTAACTTCAAGATTTTCATATGAGGGTTCTGACACAAATATTTCTGGATTTGTATATCCACTTCCTCCATCATTAATAGTGAATATTAAGGTTCCTCCAACACCAACAGTAGCTCCAATAGATGCTACTCCACCACTGTGACCATCTTCATAAACACTTACACCAATGGATACAATTCCATTATAACCAGATCCAAAAGTTCCTCCATTTATTCCCGTTGTTAGACCTATAATTGATCCTCCCCCATCGAGTAAAGCAGTAACTGCTGCTCCAGCAAGAGGTGCATACCCGAGACCTCCACTAGATCCTAAGGAAACGATAATGCCACCTCTTGGAATTTGATTCTGATTAATATCAGACTCTGATATTAATATGCTATTTGAATCTGTAATATCAGTTCTAATTCCACTGAATACAATTGAAGATATTCCTACAACAGAATTTTCAATAATACTGAAATTATTATTGGGATTATTTACTGTAGTAGGAGTTTGAAATATTCCATTTAAAAATACAATACCATTTCCACCAGTGGTTCCAATTCCTATAGTATTTGCTCCACCAACTGTCAAAGTAAATGTTCTTCCTATTCCAGTAAATTCATTAGAAATATCATCATAAATTTGATTACTATCATAAGTTTTTCTTAAAAATACTCTCCCAACAAAATCCGAAGTTTCAAAACTTAGATTATTTTCAGTTCTCGACACAAAAACATTTCCTCTAGGAGATTTGGTAAAGAAAATTTCATCTCCGACAATATTATAAGATCCTTTATAAATCTCAACAGTGTCTCCATCTGAATGGGACGTTGCTGAAGATCCAACAAATCCCCTATCGACTTCTACTAAAGTTTCTGTTCCAGTATTAGTAATGGGTCCAATGTTTGTTGTTCCAAAACCAACATTTATTACCTCCATATATTCATCACCAATCTTTAAAATATTGAGAGGATTTAATGTTGAAATTCCACTTAGAGAGAAAGTAGTAGCATTTGCACTAATACTTCCGCCATTTCCAAATAAAGATGTTTGAACTTTAGTATAAATTAATGGATACTGTGCGATGTTGTCTATAGTAATTAGTGATTTCTCATTCTTTTTGGACATTTCAAATTGATGACTATTTCCCTCTCCAAGAGAGGTGAAAGTAACAGCAGATCCTGCTCTTGTTGTAGATATTTGGAATGTATCATCAGTTTTATTAATAACAAACACTGAAGATGGTAAAACGTCACTAACAGATCCATTTTTATAGACCATTGGAGTAGATCCAACACCAACAAATGTTGATTTTGGAGTATAAATTAATTCTTCATTCTCACTAAAGAAATGATTTTCTATTGTAAAAGTTCCAGTTGATGGATTTAAAACGTTAGTATTTGATGGATCAAATTTCTTAGCAAAAATTGGAACTCCATCATTCCTCAACACAAAATTTTTCTTGTTTATTCTATTGCCATTTAGTGCAAAATATTGTGATGTTTCAACACTTTCAACAGATGTTCCAAATTGAAGATCTGGAGCATCATTAATGAAGTCAACTTCTGTATAAAAACATTCACTAAAAGAAAGAATTTTTATGTCATCGATTATTCCAGCATCTGGATAAAACTTCAAACTAAAATTAGATCCAGAATATTCACCACCAAATGTACCTATACCAGAGGTACTTCCAATTGAAAGAAATGCTGATTGTTGAGAATAAATGTTAGAATTATCATGAATCAAAAGGACCTGATGAATAGATTTGGTTGATCCAATGCTAACTTCAACCAATGATTTTAAAGAATCGAATATATTTTTATTAAGAGAAATTACAGAGGTGGATAATCCAGAGGATGTTTCTGAGAAATTGGATTGATAAATTGCAGATCTCTCATTTCCTTCTGGTTGCCCACTCAATCTGAATCTGTGCGTACCAATTCCTACGGAAGTAGTACCAAAACCAACCACTTTAGATCTAACAGTAGTATCAAAAGAAGTATCGTTTATATATTTTATAGATATATTTCCAGAATCAATGAATGATGTAAATATTCCAATTGGCTCACTAGATCTATTGAATGGTGTAGTATCAAAATAATATTCTACAATATTTGTGTTTGTTCCATCATGAGTTACATATAATTCAACAAAATTAATTTTATTTGTGTTTTCTTGAATCACTTGGTTCGTAACATATAATGAAGATATTTCATTTGCATCAAGTTCAATTAAAGTAGATTCTGATCCTGTAATGATTTCTTCGGAATTTGAAGTTATATCAATAAATCCTACATAAGACTTTCCTACTCCTACTCCAGGAATAAATTTCTTTTTAATATATTTCAAGTTATATTCTGTATCAAATGGATCTTTTGGAGTAAATCTCAAATAATTAGTTCCAAAACTATCACTTTCAATCGAAAAATCTCCATATTCTTCGTCATCATTGTGAGTCAATCCAGTTCCAACATTAACTAAAGATTGTTTTTCTAAAATGAAAGAGTTTTTATTAAGATTATCGTTTACTATAGTTAAATTTGTTAATTGTATTTCTGTATTGTCAATATCAGACACCTTAAAAAGATAACTTGCATAAGATTCTGATGTATCAATTTCAAATACATTTGTGTAGGTATTTTGTTCAGACTCTGAGCTAGAAAACTCATCACTAATATCATCAATTTTTAATACAATATTCGATCCAACTTCAACATAATTTGTCAGTTTTTTATTTTTTAATTTCAAAAACTTAGATTTATTTCCAACTACATCTATATCTTTTACAAAGTCAAAATTATAAATGGTATCTACACGTTTTTCGTCGAATATATCTTTAATTATAGTAGTTTCATTAAAACTTTCTGTAAATCCGATTCTTTCATCAGAATCTGAAGTAATTTGAGTATCAGAAAAATTTTTCAATCCAACAGGATGAACTAAGCTATTAACTGGAGTCCTAATATCTTTCCATTGCTGAGAATTTTTGATTGAGTATGAAAGATTTTGATAATAATTATTATCAGGAATTACTTGATAATCTGTATTTAACTTTCCAGTTTCATTATTCCATCCTTCATTTTTTCTTGTAGAAAAACTAACATCAAATTTGCCATTAAATGAAATCAAATTTTCTATGGTTGCTACGTTTCCTGAAGATTTACCAGTGATAACTTCTCCCTTCGATAAATCATACGATCCGAAAACCCTAATAGATGCAGAATCATCATATTTAACAATTTCCAAATCTCTCTCAACATCATTTGAAATTAGTTTTTCTCCAATTTCAAATTCTGAGGGTTTAATTGTTATATCAAAAACTGGATAATCATTTTTACTAATTATAATTCCAGAAGAATCTTGAATAGTTTTTGCAATTCCTGTATTTGTTGTAAGTCCAGAAACATTTATTGTTACTTGATCATTGATAAGACCTGGAGTAAATTTATCTTCATATTTTGATACTGTGAAAAATTTATATCCATAATCTGCAGAATTAAATCCATCTCCAGTAGAACTGTATTTTTGTATTCCTTCAATAAAAACTTCATCCCCAACAGAAAAAGGATCAATAGAAAATCCGGAAATTGGAGTTGTTAATACGCAAGTAAATATTCCAGTCGATGAAGACTTAACTTCAATAATACTAATACCATTAGTATTATTGACTGTAAACAACTCTGCTGACTCGTCAGAAACGCCTTTTGGATTGACATCAATAAGTACATTTGAAATTGAATTTCCAGATAAGGTTGATTTTAAT